GTGCAATAACAGCTCTGGTTAATGATTACAGAAATGTTACTACTACACAAACAACTAGAGATGATATATGGGTAAGTAATTATGAGCAAGCTATACTATTTTATAATCAAAAATATGCTGAGAATTTTGCGCTAACAGGTAGTGCTATTGCAGCCCATAGATTTGCTGTACAAGAAACTAAAACAGAAATATATAAAACAGATGAACTTAAGGTAGATCTAGGGAATGGAAAAACACAAACTAGAGTAGTAGGACGGTGGGATTTAAGACCTCATTGGAGTGGAGGACTTGATATTACAGAACGGTGGAAAACAATTAAAGCAGTTAATAATGATAGATCTTTATTAGATCAAAATAGCCCGTATAAAGGTGAAGAAATTCATTTAGAACAAGCTGCTAATTTCTTTGAAAGAATGGAAAAAGGTACTGCAGTTCCGTATCCAGAATACTATAAATTCCTTGGTAGTAGACTAAAAATCAATCCTCTACTATTAATGAAACAAAGATTAATAGCTACTGGTTTAATGGATAAGGATAGTTTCCAAATCGTAGAAGAGGGTAAACCTGGAGAACGACTCTTATCTACAGATAATAGTAGTGGTAGAACTATACGAGCTTATTTAGAAAATGGTGATGACGTATCTTGGATGCTTAAAACCTCTCAGAATCCTAATACTGTAAGAGCAGGAGGATATACAGCTATACGTGACGCTCAAGGTAAGTATAAAAATATCGAAGAAGTTACAGGATTAAACTTAGAAGAGCTAACTCTTAGAGATGTCTTAGGGTTAGTAGAACAAGGTTATAATAATATAGGTATGTATGATTTACAAGCTAGTGGTTTTCTAGATCTCTTACAAGCTTCTGGTTTATCATTAGATGTTCCATGGAATCAAGCAAATCAGGATGTACTATATTTAGCTAGATTAAAACAAAAAGCACAACAAGCACAAAAAAATACTGGTGTTAATGTATACTATAGACGTGTCGTTAACTTAGATCAAGAACTATTAAAACGGTTTACAGAGGCTGTAGGAGAATTACCACCAATGTTAAATCCCACCAACTTACAAGCTGATGTTGCTAAAGAATACATTAAAATGTTAACAGAAGAATAAAATGGCAGATGATCCTACAATTGATATAGAAGGTATTGATGAAACAGCTGATGAGGCATTACAATACCTTGATCAATTAGAACAAACAGAACAAGCTAGGGAAACAGTCGTTGCACAAGATATGCAAGCAGACGCTCAAGCTACGGCGGAGCAAAACGATCCCAGAGAAGCTGATCAATGGGGATTCAAAGGATTAGTTAAAGAAGGACAATCTATACTATCAGGGGGTCTACAAGACACAGCTTCCTCACTAGCAACCTTTCCAGAACGTACAGTAGATGCACTTTCTGGAGAGATGCAAAGAGAGAAGAAGGAGAAAGGTTATTATAGACCTGACTGGGACCCCTTTGTAGATTACGATAATCCAATTGAAACTAAAACATGGTGGGGTAAGTTAGCTAGAGGTGTAGTACACTTTGGTTCAATGGCTGCTGCTATTATACCTGCGGCTAAAGTAACGCTAGGTAGAACAGCATTAGCTACAACTGGAATTGCTGCTAATAGCCTCGTAAGAGCTGCTGGTGTTGGTGCTGTATCAGACCTGATATCTAAGGAATCAGACGGACACAATGCTTTAGGTACCCTAAGAGACCACTATGGCTTTATGGATACACCGATCAGTACACAAGATGATGACCATCCTGTATGGATGAAATTGAAAAATATCGCTGAAGGGATGGGGATTGGACTCATCTTTGACGGTGCTACAATGTTCTTAAAACGAACTAATCCACAGAAAGCAATAGCTAATATATCTGCAAGAAATTCTAATGCAGAACAAACAACTATAGAAGCAGGTCTTTCTCAACTTAGGAAAGGAGAAGCTGAATTCAGAGCTGATAAGAATAGACCAATCGCTGATGCTCATCAAGGAGCACATATAACAGAACAACATCCATCTGAAGCATGGGCTACCCAACAAAAAATTAGAAAAGATTGGGGATCAGAAGAAGGTTCTACAGGCTCTGTAACCACTCCAGTACAACGTGAACGTATTGCTAGAGAAGGTAATATCAGTGAAGAAGTAGCTGAAGGTATCTTAAGAAAACTGTATAGTGCTGATAAATTCAGAGCTATTATAGAAAGAGTAAGAGCTGGAAGACAAAGTTTAGTAGAGGTATTTGGTGATTCTATTGAAGCTCACCAACGTATAACTGAAGGTAGAAATGCAGCCGATATGTCAGCTGAAGAATACCTTGCAGAAATGTATAAAGCTAAAGATAGTTATGATGTTACTAATGCTAAAGGTGAAGTAATTGATACTATTGAGACCTTTACTAGTAAGAATATAGTAACTACCGATTTAATTGTAGGTACATTATTACATCAAATAAGAGATACAGGGATTGCTGGTAGAGAACTAGCAGACTTAGTTGATCTCGGTGATATAGACGGACCTGCAGCACAAGTTGTTGATACTATGTTAACTGCATTAACAGAAGTCAAAAAAGCTAGAATACTAAAGTCACAGAATTTCAGAGAGATAGGTGCAGGTAAACAAAGAGAATTTTTAGAATCAACGCTCACACAAGAAATGGCTGATACAAGGGATTCAATTATGACAATCCTAAAAATAGCTAAAGATGATGCTGATCCAGGTCTAATGAATGCTTTGTTTGAGACATTCTCATCCATGAAAACTGTGCATAGTCTAGATGATTTCGATGCATGGGCTAGAAAAATGATTAAAGGTGGTCAAATTGATCCCAAGGGACCAGACCGTACTGGAGCCTTAATCAGAGAACTAGAAGGAGTATTTACAAATAGTATATTAAGTGGACCTAAAACCCCTGCTAGGGCTATTATAGGTACATCTACAGCAACATTCTTACGACCAATGAGTACTGCTTTAGGAGCTCTTCTTAGAGGAGATGCTATAACTGCACGAGCTGGTTTAGCTTCAATGGCTGCTATGATGGAAGCTATCCCTGAGTCGTTCACATTATTTAAAACCAAACTTAATTCTTATTGGAGTGGAGATGTATCTAGTTTAAAATCTAGATTCTATGAATTCACTAGAGCAGATGATAACTGGGAGATATTAAGACGTTGGGCTGAAGATAGTGGTCGAGCTACAGCTGGTGATAGAGCTATGTTCAATATGGCTAATATGATGCGTAGTTGGAATAATAGTAATTTACTTACTTATTCAACTAAACTAATGGCTGCTACTGATGATGCTTTTGCTTATATTTTAGGTAGAGCTAAAGCTAGAGAGAAAGCCATGCGTAATGTATTAGAGATACAAGGTAGAGGTGGTGATATACCTCATATTACTCCAGCATTAATGCAAGCATATGAACAAGATTTCTATTCTCAGATATGGGATGCTAATGGTGATATAATAGATGAAGCAGTTAAATTTGCTCGTAAAGAAGTAACACTTACACAAGAACTAAAAGGATTTTCAAAAGGATTGAATGATGTATTTACTGCTAACCCATGGGCCAAGCCTTTCTTTCTTTTTGCACGAACTGGTGTCAATGGTCTTACTTTAACAGCTAAACATACACCAGGTATGAACTTTCTTGTTAAAGAATTTAATGATATAGCTAGAGCTAGTGTTAATAATTTAGATGAAGTAAGGGTATACGGTATTAATACACCTGAAGAGTTACTGAATGCTAAAGCATTACAAACAGGTAGATTTGCTATGGGTACATCACTTGTTGGATTAGCGTCTTGGCAATTCCTTGCTGGTAATCTTACAGGTAACGGTCCGATTGATAGACAAAAAAGACAAGCTTGGATAGATGCTGGATATAAACCTAGAACTATCAAATTAGGAGCTGTAAGAGTTGGTTATGATTCATTTGAACCATTCAACCAGATCCTATCTACTATAGCTGATGTAGGTGATTATAGCCTACTTATGGGTGAAGAATGGACTGAACAACAATTCCAGAAAATCTCACTTGTAATAATGCAAGCAATAACAAGTAAATCTTATTTTGCTGGATTACAGAATTTTGTAGATCTTATAGCAGGTAAACCTGGACAACAGAATAAGATAGCTAGAGACTTATTGAATAATACTGTTCCATTAGGTGGTTTAAGGAATGAGATAGGTAAACTATTTAATCCTTACATGAAAGAATTAGGATCTGATATAGGTGATGCTCTAAGAAATAGAAACTTAATTAGTGAATATTTACCAGGAGATGATTTACCAATTAAATATGATATGTTAAATGGTAAACCTATTAGAGATTTTGACTTTATGACTAGAGCAGTTCAAATGTTCTTTCCTGTGGGTTTAAATCTTGACGAAGGACCAGGTAGGAGATTCTTCTTTGCTAGTGGATATGATTCACGAATGACTACTTATTATTCTCCTAATGGTGATGACTTATCACGTAGTCCTCGGATTCGTTCTATGTTTCAAGAAGCTATAGGTTTACAGAATAGTGAATTAAAATTAGATAAATTATCTAGAGATCCTAAAGCAATTGAATCTCTACGAATTATGAATAGAGATAGAAATTCTGGCTTAAGAGGAGAATATAATGCAGGTGATTATTATCATAATATGAAGATTAGTCAAATTATAGAAAGGGCTAGACGACTTGCATGGGCTTCTATTATGAATCAACCAGAGATTGTAGCTCTAAGGAATCAACAACAGAAGTTTAAATTAGCTAAGATTCTTAAGCAGAAAGAAACTACAAACATTGCACCCATTCTAAATATGTATAAATAACCATGGCAACAACATTCGTAGATTATACGGGGGATGGGAATGCAACGAAGGCTTTCTCCTTCCCTTCTTTCGCTTCTACTGATATTAAAGTAGAAGTAGATGGAACACTAAAAACAGTTAGTACTCACTATAATATTACTAGTTACACTACATCTGGTGGAGGTAATGTAGTATTTACTGGAGGTAATATACCGACTAGTCCTTCGACAATTAGAATATATCGTGATACAGATGTAGATACAGCACAAGCAACTTATGCAGCTGGATCATCAGTTAAAGCGGGAGATTTAAATAATAACCAAACACAGTTATTGTATGGTATTCAAGAAGAAAAAAATCAAACAATAACTACTACAGATATTAAAGACTTAGCGGTTACTAATGCTAAGATAGGTCCAGATGCTGTAACAGGTGCTAAAATAGCAGACGATCAAATTGATTCTGAGCATTATATAGCAGGTTCAATAGATTTAGAACACATGTCAGCTAACTCAGTTGACAGTGATCAATATGTAGACGGGTCTATCGACCTTATACATATGTCAGCTAACTCTGTAGATAGCGATCAATACGTTGACGGATCAATAGATTTAGCTCATATGTCAGCTAATTCTGTGGATAGCGATCAGTATGTAGACGGGTCTATTGATCTTGCACATATGTCTGCAAACTCAGTAGATAGTGACCAGTATGTAGATGGTAGTATAGATCTCATACACATGTCAGCTAACTCAGTAGACAGTGACCAATATGTAGATGGGTCTATTGATACAATTCATATAGCCGATACTAATGTTACATTAGCTAAAGTAGAGAATGTTACAAACGGTCAATTCATTGTTGGAAACAGTAGTAATAGACCTACAGCTGTGGCTATGTCAGGTGATGCAACACTTGGTAATGATGGTTCTGTAACTATTGCTAATGATGCTGTAGAAATAGGAATGATAGGTTGTGAGCAAACAACTATATCTGACAGTGATTCACATATTCCTACATCAGGAGCTGTTGTTGATTATGTTGCAGCTCAACTTGCACCTATCGGTGGTCTTGAAGTTATAGCAGATGAAGATAACTTCCCACCTATTCCAGCTTCTGGTGTTGTAATCAGTATTGCTGATGTAGATGGTATTGTTATCAATAGTTCTGGAGTATGTACTACTGCTAGAACAGCAGGTAATGGTTCAGATAATGTAACAATTAATGGATTCCCAACTGCTTTAAGAAGCAAAACTCTATCAGGCTCTTTAGGTCTGATGGTAAGTTCTACAGGTTCAAGTAATACTTATAACTATCATAAGTTATTAGGTAAAGAAGATGATATAGAACAGTTAAGTCAGGATATAAGTGACTTTGCTAATAGATACCGTGTAAATGCTGGAGAACCTGGATCTAATAATGATGAAGGTGACTTAGTATTTGATACTTCAGCTAACAAAATGAAGGTCTATGATGGATCTGCATGGGGTGAAGTTGCATCTACTGGTGAATTTAAGTTCTTAGTTCCTGTTAATCCAGGCACAACAACTGCA